CGCAACTCTTCAGCGAGCTGGCGAAGAACACGACCGTGACCATCGAGTTCAGCGAAGGCGACAAGAAAGAAAATCGCTCGCTGCTCGACACGGCCGTCAGCATCTTCGGGGCATTGCCCAAGATTGTTCCCGCGGGCGAAGTTGCCCAGGGCTCCAAGCGCGAAGGCACGGCTGTGGCGTTCAGCGAGAACCCCGGCTCGACCGCTGTGGCGGATCCGAACTCCGTGGCGCTGTACGAAGCAGCGAAGAAGGTTGCCGCGGAGAAGAAGATCGACTTCGCCGAAGCTCTGGTCGAAGTCAGCCGCGAGCATCCCGAGCTGTGCAAGCCGGGCGGGATGACTGCGGGACAGGTTTAGGCCCTGCGCCAGCGGCCGGAGGCGCGTTGTTCGCCGTACCCGGCCGCAGGCGCACTACTTGAAACGGATTTGAGCGGCCAAGGCCGCGGGAGAAAAACGCAATGACGAACATGGCTGTTGAGAAGAAGGGGCCGATCGGCGATCCGCAGACTCGTCCCTACATCACCGGCGTGGCCAACGTGAAGCGCGGTCTTGCGGTGAAGAAGGGCGCTGACGATTCGCACGTCGTGATCGCGGACGCGAACGCCGTCTGCATCGGCTTGGTCGCAGAAGATTCGCCGCTGCTCGCAGCCGGCGATGTCGTCTCGGTTGTGACCGCTGGCGAAACCGTGGCACAGATCGGCGCGGCTGTTGCCGCTGATCAGTTTTTGAAGTCGGACGCCAACGGCAAGCTGATCCCTGTTGCGGCTACTGGCGACAACGCGATTGCCCAGGCGATCAGCGGCAACGCCAACGCCGGCGACTGGATCACCGTCCGCGTCGTCCGCTTCATTAAGCCCTAGGTTTAGAACTTCACTCCGCCGCGTGCGGGAGATGATGAGGAGGAATCAAGCACTATGTCAGCAGCTGCTGCACCACTCGGTGGAGTGCTTAATGTCGCGCTCTCGAATTACGCGCGGCAATACACCAACAATGATCTGATTGCGGACATCGTGGCTCCGCGCGTTCCGGTCGATCGTCAGTCGTTTCAGTATTTGATCTTCGACCGCTCCGCGCAGCGCCTGGACCGCACCACGCTTCGCGCTCCGGGCGGCAAGCCGGAGACCATTCGCTGGTCGTTCTCGACCGACACCTACTTCACGAAGAGTCATGCTCTCGACGCCGCGCTTCCTCGCGAAACGCAGGCGTACCTGCAGGGCATGGGATTCGACGCGAAGATGAAGTCGGTGAAGACACTGATGGAAAAGATTCAGCTCTCGCGAGAAGCCGAGCTGAAGGCGTTGATTGCCGATGCGACGAAGTTCCCGAACTCGACCGCGCTGTCCGGCACGTCGATGTGGGACAACGCCGCCTCCAAGCCGATCGAGGTGGTCGACGGAGCAAAGGCGCAGATTCGCCAGGCGGGCGTGAAGCCGACGCATTTGTTCCTGAGCGATCCGGTCGCGGTTGCCCTGCGCAATCACCCCGAGATCATCGACCGCTTCAAGTACACCAATGGCGCGGGCGTCGTCACCGACGACTTCCTGTCCACTCTGTTCCAGCTGAAAGTCGTTGTGGCTTCCGCCGTGCAGTTGGATGCCCAGAACGTCGCCAGCTGGGTGTGGGACACCTTGGCAATGGTCGCGCACATCGAGCCGACGTCAAGCCAGCAGGATCTCTCGCCGGTGAAGACGTTCTCCTGGACGAGCGCTCCGGACACGACGGAAGGCTACGGCGTTCTGGAATGGCCGGACGCGCACCTGTCGAAGAAGACGGACTGGGCCTCGGTCGATTGGTACTACGACATGAAGCCCACGGCGACGGAAACGATCGCTGTGTTCACCGGCTGCGTCGCTGCGCCGACGATGGTCTCCATCCCGGCCGCGATCCAGGGCTAAGCATTGAACAGCCGCCAGTAAGGGGCATTGTGTACAGGGGCGCGTTCCGGCGCGCCCCTTCTCAAAACTGCGAGAGGTGCAGAGATGGCGAAGGCAAAAAAGGAAGAAGTGAAGGGCGGAACGTTCGTCGCGGTGATCAATATCCGCCACAACGGCAAGTTCTATCCGCGTGATGGCGAGATCGAATTGACCGGCGAAGAGGCTGCTCCGCTGCTCGAGAACGGCCACATCAAGGCCAAGGAAGAATAAGTACTCGATGGCTTACGCGACACAAGACGACTTGGTTCCTCTCCGGCTTACGCAGAAGGAACTGATCGAGCTGACTGACGACGACGGCGCGGCTGACCAGCCGGTTGCCGCCGTCGTCAACGCAGCGCTGGAAGAGGCGAGCGGAACGATCGAGTCCTATTGCCGGTCACGCTATGCCACGCCGCTGCAGGTGTCCGATGTGGTGAAGGCGCGCACGCTCGACATTGCGGTGTATCTGCTCTTCAGTCGTCGCCGTAATTTCAAGGTCGATGAAACGGTTCGCACCCGCTACGAAGATGCGATTGCGTTCCTGAAAGATGTTGCGAGCGGAAAGGTGCAGCTCGATCAGCCCGCGACTGCCGCGCCGCAGACGTCGCTACAAGGTGCGGCAATCGGCGATCGCCCGCACACGTTCGGAAGTGGCAACACCGAGGGATTTATTTAAGTCATGGATTTCACCGTACAGTCCAACGCTGACCAGGTTGTGATCTCGCTCGAGAAGTTAGAGCTGGGATTGCAGGACCGCCGCGCGCTTCTGCGCACGATCGGCGCCGGTCAGTTGGTATCTGTGCGGAAGACCTTCTCCGAGCAAGGATCTCCGTCCGGATCATGGGCCCCACTCAGCCCGAACACCGTGAAGCGAAACCCGAAGAAGTACGGTGCCGGACATAAGCTGCTGATCGACAAGTCAATCCTGCTGAACAGCATTCACGCCGATGTGCAGCAGGATGCTGTTGTGATCGGGACCAATGTCCCGTATGCCGCGGTGCACCAGTTCGGCTCGCGCGATCGTGGCGCAGCGATCGGCCCGCAAGCGCGCATCGCCGGACGCTCGGTTGAAGTCGAAGCGCACGGACGCGACGGCCGTCGCCGTCGTGGTCAGGTCGCGATCACCAACAAGCTCGGCCGCCAGCAGACAGTGACGCGCATGATGGAGGGACCTGTCGAGCTGGTGAAGGTCCGCACTCATCAGCGCTTCCAGAACATTCCTGCTCGTCCGTACCTGGTCATTCTTCCCGAGGACCCCGCCCGCATCGGCGATGAAGTTTGGATCTTCATCGCGCAGCGGAAGAAGGAGGCTGGACTGTGACGACATTTCTTCCAGCCACTGCCGAAGTTGCGACGAAAGACCTGCTCGCCGCGAAGCTCGCGGGCGTCGATGTGAAGTCGATGAGCGGAAGCGATTTCGACGAAGACGGTCAACTCGTATTCCGTCCGCCATGCAGCCGCACGCGATATGTGGGCTCGATGTATGAGTCGCTGCACGACAACTCGGCCGTTACCTACAACTGCGATCACATTATCGAGGTGTGGTGCTGTGCGTCGAATCTTCGAAGCAGGGAAGACCAGCGCGAAGACACGAAGGCTCTTGCAGGAAAGATATTGGAGCAACTGGCGGGGGCGCGGCTTGCGCTCGCAGATGGCTCCAAGAGCGAGCCGGTTCGGATCGTGGATGTCAAAACTTTGGAGACGGACCTTCGTGGAACGATCGTCGTCGTCTCGGTAGCGGTACCAGGGATTGCGCAGTTCGATGGAGTCAACGCATAGGAGCGTTATGGCGAAGAGTGAAGATTTTGTGATGGTGAAGATGACCGAAGCCGGCGAGAACTTTGCCGGAGACCATGGCGTGATCCGTGTTGCTGACGGGCGCGCATATTTCGAGTTTAAGAAGGGCGAAGCGCTACGCGCAACCCGCGCCTACGAGTGGAATCTGCTGCTCGCCCCGATGAAGGTCGGGAACGACCCAATGTTTGAGATTGTTGAGGCCGCGCAGGCGGAGAACTAAGGAGACATCATGGCGCAATTCCTATCGCAGAAGAAATCGGCACGGAACCTGGTGCTGAGCACAAAAACTCAGGCGGCTTATGGTGGAGTGCTCGCCGATGTGGACCTCACGCGCCGCCAGCGCTTCGATGGCTCGGCCGTGCTTGAGCTGCCGCAAACCCGCCGCAGCGACGCGCAGTACGCCGGCAAAGGCACGCAGTTCGCCACCGATGGTCAGCTTACCGGATGGGACTCAAAGTTCTCGTTCAAGGCGGAAGCCGATGGCTGGCTCGCGGGCTTTGCATTCGCGTTCGCCATGGGCAAGGACACCGTGACCGGCGCGGCGGCTCCATACACGCACGCGATCGAGTTCAACGAAGCGAACACCATCGCTCCGGGTACCACGCTCTACGTGGAAGACACGCAGGACGTGAAGTACAAGGTTCCGGACATGGCGATCAGCGACGTCACGCTGACGATCCCGGCGCGCGGCGCTCTGGAACTTGAACTCGGCTTCGTCGGTACCGGACGCTTCAACCAGGGC